TACGAGCATGTGATTATGGAGCTCCAACAACAAGAAAAAGATTCTTTATGATAGCAAGATGCGACGGCAAACAAATTATATGGCCTGAACCAACTCATGGAAATCCAGAAGGTATTGAAGTTAGATGCGGATTGTTAAAGCCATGGAGAACGGCAGCAGAGTGTATTGATTGGAGCATATCTTGTCCTAGTATCTTTACCAGAAAGAAACCATTAGCAGAAAACACACTTGAAAGAATAGCAAAAGGAATAAGAAAATTTGTTACAGAGGCAGATAAGCCATTTGTGCTAGATGAAAAAGCAATGTTCTTACAGCATTACTACACAGCTCAGGGAGAAGAGATAAGGGGAAGTGGTCTTGATGAACCAATAGCAACAATACCAACTGCAAATAGATTCGGATTAGTTACAGCTTTTATAAGTAAATATTATGCCGGAACATATGAAGGGGCAGGAAGCAATTTAGAAGAACCACTTCATACCCTGACAACCAAAGACCATCAGGCGCTTATAACAGCATTTATTAGCAGACAGTTTCATACTTCAACAGGACACGAGTTGAATAAACCATTAGCAACTTCAACAACAGTAAATAAATCGAATTTAGTAACAGCATTTTTATTGAAATACTATGGTGCTGACATAGGACAAACAATTAACAGTCCGTTGCATACCATTACTACTAAAGATAGATTTGGACTTGTAACAATTAAGGGTGAGGATTATCAAATTATTGACATAGGTATGAGAATGTTGAAACCGCACGAATTATTTAAGGCACAGGGATTTCCCGATGATTACATAATTAATAGGGATAGCAACGGCAATCCATACCCAACCACAGAACAAACTGCAAAGTGCGGTAATAGTGTTTGTCCTCCATTAGCAAAGGCATTAGTAGAAGCCAATTATCAAGAAGAAAATATTGAAAATGTAGCAGTTTAGGAGATGATTAAATGAAAATAGTACAAAGATATAAATGCAGCTATTGCCAGAAGCTAACAGTCAAACAGGAAACTATGGAAAAACACGAAAAAGAATGCAGGCATAACCCTATCGGTAAAAACTGTTACATGTGCGTTAATGCTTACGAGGGTGATTATGATAATAGTGAATACTCAACCATTCGAAATGCGCCAATATGCGCATATAACGAAGAAATATTGACACCTCATGATGCTTTAAAATGTGAGGGATTCGTTAGAAGCAACGATATGTATTATTTGCGAAGTGAAGATAGCGAATTTCCATGTAATAAGGAGCGTGATTAAATGCAATATAAAAAATCTAAGTACAGCAACAAGAAAACAGAAATTGACGGAGTGGTATTCGACAGTTTTAAAGAAGGCAACAGATATAAAGAATTAATCTTATTGCAAAGGGCAGGAGAAATAGAAGATTTGAAAATACAAGTACCTTTTGAGTTAATACCAAAACAAAAAGGTGAAAGAGCAGTAAAGTATATAGCGGATTTTGTCTATTATGACAACAAAAAACAGCAGATGATTGTTGAAGATGTTAAAAGTATTGCTACTAAAACAAAAGATTACATCATAAAACGAAAACTGATGAAGCAAATTTATCCGCAGTTTGAATTTATCGAATCATAGCATGGACATAAAGGACGTAAAACGAACAATAACGGATAAAAAAATAGTACAGTACGATAATGCAGATTATATTGTAACAGCGTGCATACTACGATTAAGGGGCGGTACATGGCAATACACGCTAGAGTTACAAGATTTGAAAGCTAATAATAGCGTGGTAATTGTCGAAATTGAGAAAGTGGAGGTAGATATATGAGTAATCTACAATTAATACTAAATTTCATGGGAGAGCATCCATTCTTATCATTTTTATTAGCTTGGTGCATCTTTTCTTGGACACCTATAAAGATAATACATAACTATGATAAAAAGGACGGTGATTAATATGATATGTCCATTTTGTAAAAATTATTTTACCGTAGTGATTGACAGTAGAGAAACCGAAGATGGAACACAGACAAAACGTAAAAGAAAGTGCCTAAAATGTGAAAAGAAATTTATTACATACGAAGTAAAAGAAGAGACATCGGAGGATAAATGAATGAGCAATAGAATAGAAAAATCAAATTTTAAATTAATTGAATCAGAATTATATTGCTACAACGAAACTAAAAAAGAACTCGAACAACTAGAAGAGGAAATACTAGAGGGCAGTACATTTCAAGAGGTATGCGTACAAAGCGGAACAACGGGAGATACAACAGCAAACAAAGCGGTTAAGCTAATAAGCAGCAAGGCGATAATGGAGTGTGAGCGTAGGATAAAAGCTATTGACAAAACGTTGTTTATATTACAACAAAACGAGACGAAGCTGAGAATGTTACAGATGAAATACTTTGAACGCAGATATACAGATACAGGAATTATGAACGAATTGCATATAGGCAATAACGCATTTTATAGGTGGCGTAGGGAAATTGTTAAATTAGTTGGTGAATATTTAGGGTGGAGGGTATAAAGGTAAAAAGATGGTAGTTTCGAGGGGTCAAAATGATTTATAATGGTATTATCAGAAATTGACGAAGTGAGTTTCATTTAAAGAACCCCCAGAAAAAAGCATCTATTTTAAATAATAGGTGCTTTTTAAATATAAAAGTAGGTGAGCAGAATTACATACAAATGTTACACAAGGTGGAACGGAAAAGAATTAAAATGTTTATGCAAAGTAGGTAATCCTGCCTGCGATAGATATAAAGGTTGCGAAACAGAAGAATTTGAGCACGATGAGTACAAGGGCATAGAGGAATGTATGAGAGCTAGGAAGTATAAAAAACAGGGCGGAGTTATTAAACAGATATAGTTGTACTGGTGCGATGGAGCAAGCTCATTTCGTGTTTAAAAATGCACGTTTAAAAATTAGACAATTAGATAAGGAGGTGATGCTATGGCACGTCCCTTTTGCGAAGAAGTTTTATAATAGCAAGACATGGAAGTTATGCAGACAATCCTTTATAGCAGATAGAGTATCTATTGATGGCGGTATGTGCCAACAGTGCAAAGAGCGGTTAGGTTATATAGTGGACCATAAAAAAGAAATAACACCTGACAATATAAATAATCCTGATGTAACATTGAGCAATGAGAACTTTCAATACCTTTGTTTGGACTGCCATAACAGAAAAACATTTGGAAAGAATTTAGCAACAATAAGAGAGGGATTGATGTTTAATAGTGATGGAAATATAATAGAGAATAAGAATACATTTATTGTATGGGGTGCGCCAGCAAGCGGTAAGACAAGCTATGTAAAAGAGAATAAAGGCCAGCATGATATAGTAGTTGACTTAGATTATATTAGGTCAGCATTATCATTAGGAGAAGACAGCAAAGATACAATTGCATTTGCATTAGACATAAGAGAACTTATATATGATCTTATAGAACAACGAGTACATCATTATGATAGAGCGTGGATTATATGTATGCTACCAACTAGGTCACAACGAAGTGAACTATCAAGAAGATTAAAGGCAGAGCTAATACATATTGACACGGACAAAGAAGAATGCATAAGAAGAAGTACGAGAGATAATACAAGAGAAGATAAAGAGTTGCAGCAATATATTATCAATAAATACTTTGATGAAGTTGAATTGTAGTTATGTATCTTTTATAAATGAGTGATTGGAACGGCTACACCCCCCATAAAAATATGATATATATATAAACGCTAATACCGTTGGGAAACTTCCAAAAAACACACAAGTCATTTATATAGGGGGTGTAGTCATAAAGAGAGGTGATAAAGATGAGCCAAGAACTTCAGACATTGCAGAACAAAGACAAAGATGCAAGAACAAAGAAAGAGATATTAAAACTTAAACGTTCATTTAAAGACTTAGACAAGAAAACATTAGATACTGTTTCTTCGCTTATCAATAACGCTGCTTTTATGGCTGTAACCTTAAATGACCTTCAAGAAACAATAAATACTGAGGGAACTGTAACAGAGTATCAGAATGGAGAGAATCAATGGGGCACAAAAAAATCCCCAGAAGTCGAAATATATAATACTATGATAAAAAATCATGTGTCTATCATGAAAACCTTGACCGATTTAATTCCAAAGAAGGATAAATCAGAAGATGATGGTTTTGATTCATTCGTGAGTGGACGAGATGATTAAATATCCTGCTGACTATAATCCTATATCTGAATATTGGCATTTAATAGAAAGTGGTCAAGAAATTGTACCAAGGAAAATATATAAAACATATAAAAAAGTAAATTATGATCTCACTAATAATAGTGAATTTTTTTTTAGCCACGCAAGAGCAAATCATATAATTGAGTTTATAGAAAACTTTTGCAGGCACTCCAAGGGTAAGATGGGCGGTAAACCAGTCATACTTGAACTATGGGAAAAAGCTTTACTTGCGATAATCTTTGGATTTATTGATATTGAGGGTAATAGACAATACAGAGAATCAGTTTTAATTGTAGGTAAAAAAAATGGCAAATCATTGCTTGCATCTTGTGTTGGGTTATACCTGCAAGTTGGAGATAATGAAGCAGGTCCGGAAATATATGCAGTTGCATCCAAACGAGACCAAGCTAAAATAATTTGGTTAGAAGCTAAAAGAATGGTAAGAAAATCACCAACTCTGAGGAAGAGAATAAAGTCTCTTGTAGCTGAATTAGTGAGTGACTTTAATGATGGAATTTATAAACCACTAGCAAGTGATTCCGATACATTGGACGGTCTCAATATCCACGGTGCCCTAATGGATGAAATACACCAATGGAAGAACGGAAAGGCTTTGTATGATATTATAGCTGATGGAGTGGGAGCTAGAGAGCAGCCACTTGTATTTATAACATCTACAGCAGGTACTATTAGAGAAGATATATATGATTTAAAGTATGATGAAGCCGAGAGAGTTATAAATGGATATTTTGATGATAATGGTTATAAAGATGAAAGATTTATAGCTTTTATTTATGAGTTGGATAGCAGGAAAGAGTGGACAGATGAAAAAATGTGGAAAAAAGCTAATCCAGGCTTAGGAACTATAAAAAACCTTAAAACTTTATCCGCAAAAGTAAACAAAGCCAAAGAAAACCCACTATTAGTAAAGAATCTAGTATGTAAAGAGTTCAACATAAGAGAAACAAGTTCCGAATCGTGGCTAACATTTGAACAACTAAACAATCCAGCTACTTATAACTTAGAATTACTAAAGCCACGCTATGGAATAGGTGGTTCCGACTTAGCATCAACCACGGATTTAACATGCGGAACGGTAATATT